ACCTGGCCGACATCCGCACCGTGCGCATGGTGATCCACCAGCCGCGGATCAAGAGCGCGCCCAGCGAATGGTGCATCACCGTCGACGAGCTGACGGCCTGGCTGCACGGCGCCGCGCGCAGCGGTGCCTGCAGCGTCATCAACGCCGAGCGCGCCTACCCCAGCGCCGAGTCCGGCGCGCTGGGCGAGTGGCAAGACATCTTCCTGAAGCCCGGCGAGAAGGCGTGCCGCTGGTGCAAGGCGAAGGCCACGTGCCCGGCGCTCCGCAATGAGGTGGCCGAGACGGTCAACGGCTTCACCCCGGCCTCGCCCGAGGATTTCGAGGACACGCAGCCTTCCATGGAGACGGACAACCCCGTGCGCTGGCTCGCCGCCTGCCTGTCCAAGGTCGACCTGATCGAAGACTGGTGCAAGGCCGTGCGCGCCGAGGTGGAGCGCCGCCTGCTGGCCGGCGAGAACGTGCCCGGCTACAAGCTGGTGGCCGGCAAGCGCGGCGCGCGCCAGTGGACCAGCGCCGAGGCGGCCGAGGCCGCGCTGAAGACGTTCCGGCTGAAGGTCGAAGAGATGTACGACCTGAAGCTCATCAGCCCGACCAGCGCCGAGAAGCTGGCCAAGGCCGAGGCCATCGGCCCCCGCCAGTGGACCAAGCTGCAGTCCCTCATCGTCCAGAAGGACGGTTCGCCCCACGTCGCGCCGCTGGCCGACAAGCGCCCGGCGTTGGAAATCCGCCCGGTCGTTGAAGATTTCGACCTTGCCTGACGCTTTAGCGCCGGCTACAATCTAACCTGTATCAACTGCAAAGGACCAACCCCATGTCCACGACCTCCGCACCCATCGGCCGCCTGATGCTCAAGAATGTGCGTCTCGGCTTCCCCAACCTGTTCACCGCCACCACGGTCGGCGGCGAGGGCGAGCCCCGCTACAGCGCCATGCTGATCCTGCCGCCCGACCACCCGCAGATGGCCGAGGTGAAGGCCAAGATGCTGGCCGTGGCCAAGGACAAGTGGAAGGACAAGGGCCAGGCCATCTACACCCAGCTCGAGAAGACCGACAAGCTGGCGCTGCACGACGACGACACCAAGGCCCAGTACGACGGCGTGGCCGGCAACTTCTTCATCAGCGCCGCCGCCCAGGTCAGCGCCCGCCCCACCGTCATCAACAGCGACAAGACCCCGCTGACCGAGAAGGACGGCAAGCCCTACGCTGGCTGCTACGTCAACGTGTCCATCGACCTGTGGGCGCAGGACAACAAGTACGGCAAGCGCGTGAACGCCCAGCTGCGCGGCGTGCAGTTCGTGCGCGACGGTGACGCCTTCGCCGCCGGCCGCCCGGCCGACAGCGACGAGTTCGAGCCCGTCACCGAAGGCGCGGACGCCGAAGAAATCGCCTGATCCACGGGGTGGCCGCAAGCGCGGTGCGCAGGTTTCCTCGGATAGCACAACCGTCCTGCAATAGCCCCGGGTCGCGCCGGGGCCACCCCACCCTTCAATTGGGCGCTGCCCAGCCTCCAAGCCGCGAGTCACCCTGCGCGGTTCACAGCCCCGGCATCGGACGGCCTCGAGCCCCCGAAGTTCATCCAAGAGGCCGCGCCTAGCACCTGGCGGGCAGCGAGAAATGGCGTATTGCCAGGATGTCGGGGAAGTGGGTTTTCTTGAAAGCGAGCGACGAGCATGCTGGTGTTTGCCGACACCGAGACGTACAGCGAGTGCGACCTGCGCGCCTGTGGCAGCGCGCGCTACGCTGAAGACCCGACCACCGAAATCGTCATAGCCCAGTGGGCCATCGACGACGGTGAGCCGGTCATATGGGACTGCACCGAGCACGGCAAGCCTGCCGCGTTCATCGCCCTGCTGAACGACCCTACCGTCACCGTCGTGTGGCACAACGGGGTGTTCGACCGGCAGGTGCTGTGGTGCTGCTGGGGCGTGGACCTGCCGCCCGAGCGCTGCCACGACACGATGCTGAAGGCACTGGCGCACGGCCTGCCCGGCTCGCTGGACAAGATCGGCCAAATCATCGGCCTGCCCGCCGACAAGGCGAAGGACAAGCGCGGGCGCGACCTGATTCAGCTCTTTGCAAAGCCCAGGCCGAAGGGCCACACCCTGCGCCGCGCCACGCGGCTGACCCACCCGGCCGAGTGGCAGGAGTTCCTGGCCTACGGCGGCCAGGACATCGTGGCCGTGCGTGAGGTGTACCGCCGCCTGCCGTCCTGGAACTACCGCGCCGGCCACCCCGAAATGGAGCTGTCTTGGCTGGACGCGCGCATCAACGCCCGCGGCGTGGCCGTGGACCTTGAACTGGCGCATGCCGCCATCAACGCGGTGGCCGAGGAACAGCAGCGGCTGAAGGACGAGATGGCCGCGTTGACCGATGGTGCCGTCAGCAGCCCCAGCAAGCGCGATGAGCTGCTGGTGCACATCCTGATGGAACACGGCGTCAGCTTGCCGGACATGCGCGCGGACACGCTGCGCCGCCGGCTGGACGACCCGGAACTGCCCGACGCCGTGCGACTGCTGTTGGCCATTCGGCTCGAGGCGACAAAGACCAGCACGGCGAAATACAAGGCGTTCGTGAAGTCCGCGAGCAGCGACGGCCGGGTGCGCAATACCCTGCAGTTCGCCGGCGCCAACCGCACCGGCCGCTGGGCCGGCCGCCTGGTGCAGTTGCAGAACATGCCGCGGCCTGACATGGACCAGGCGGACATCGACGCCGGCGTCGAGGCGCTGAAGGCCGGGTGCGCGCCGCTGCTGTTCGACAACGTGATGAGCCTGACGGCCAACGCCGTGCGCGGCTGCATCGTGGCGCCGGCCGGGCGCAAGCTGGTGGTGGCCGACCTGTCCAACATCGAGGGCCGCGGCCTGTGCTACCTGGCCGGCGAGGACTGGAAGGTGCAGGCGTTCCGCGACGTCGACGCCGGCCAGGGCCACGACCTCTACAAGCTGGCCTACGCGCGCAGCTTCAACATCAAGCCCGAGGACGTCACCAAGCCCCAGCGCCAGGTCGGCAAGGTGCAGGAGCTGGGCCTGGGCTACCAGGGCGGCGTCGGCGCGTTCATCACCTTCGCCGCGGTCTACCAGATGGACCTGGACGCGATGGCCCGCAGCGTGTGGGAGGTGGCCGACCGCGAGGCGCTGAAGGAAGCCGGCGACATGCTGGCGTGGACCAAGAAAAAGAAGCGCAGCACCTTCGGCCTGAGCGACCAGACGTTCACCGCCTGCCAGCTGCTGGTGAGCCAGTGGCGCGCCGCGCACGCGGCCACCGCGGCGCTGTGGAAGAACATGCAGGAGGCCGTGGCCAACGCGATCCGCGAGCCCGGCGCGACGTTCACCGTGCGCCAGCTCAAGGTGCGCCGCGACGGCGCCTGGCTGCGCATCCGGCTGCCCTCGGGCCGCTACCTCTGCTACACGCAGCCCGAGGTGAACGACGACGGCCAGGTCAGCTACATGGGCATCGACCAGTACACCCGCCAGTGGAAGCGCATCCGCACCTACGGCGGCAAGATCGTCGAGAACTGCGTGCAGGCGTGGGCGCGCGACGTGCTGGCCAGCAGCATGCCCAACGTCGAGGCCAAAGGGTTCGACATCGTGCTGACCGTGCACGACGAACTCATCACCGAGGCCGACGACACCGAGGACAAGGACGCCGGCCTGCTGGCCGGGCTGATGTCCGTGCCGCCCACCTGGGCACCCGACTGCCCGCTGGCTGCAGCGGGCTTTGAAACCTACCGCTACCGAAAGGATTGATGATGATGAAGCTGACCCAACGCCTTGCCCTGTGCTGGCGCATCCTGCGTGAGAAGCCGGGCAACACCCTGGCCCACACCGAACGCGAACTGCTGCCGCCGAATGGCGACGAGATGCAGGCGCTGATGAACCAGAACCTGCGCGAGCTGGTGCTGGTGTTCTCCACCCAGGGCCACAGCGGGTTCAGCGCCAGCTACGCCACCGCCGCGTTGGCCAAGCTGCTGGCGTTCGAGCCGCTGCGCCCGCTGACCGGCGAGCCGGACGAGTGGTGCGAAGTCGGGCCGGGCGTCTTCCAGAACCGGCGCTGCGGGCGCGTCTTCAAGGACGCCACGGTGTTCGGCGGCCAAGCCTACGACATCGAGGGCAAGGTGTTCCGCGACCACGTTGGCGCGTACACCAGCATCAACAGCCGCGTGCCGGTGGTGTTCCCCTACACGCCGCGCACCGAGTACGTGGACGTGCCCGCCGAGGCTTGACCCCATGCAGCTCGCCCTGCCCCTCACCGGCGGCTGGCATGCCGGCCCGCTGTTCGTCGCTGTGAAGCGCCGGCCGCCGGTGCCCAAGATGCGCAGCACCCACCGCGACCGCGTGGTGCGCCGGCGCACGCCGGCATGGGCGAACCGCAAGGCCATCGCGCTCATGTACCGCGTGGCCCGCCGATGCACTGCGGACACCGGCGTGCGCTGGTCGGTCGACCACATCGTGCCGCTGCACCACCCGCTGGTCTGCGGTCTGCACGTCTGGACCAATCTGCGCGTGGTGCCGCTGGTCGAGAACATGCAGCGCAGCAACGTCACCGACTGGCCGGACGGCCCGTTCGAGCAGCAGGCCCTGCTATGAGCCACATCTACCGCTGTAGCAAATGCCGCACGCGGAACACCTTCCGCCGTGCGCTGGCCACCTACGCCCGCGGCAAGCGCTGCCGGCACTGCCGCCACGGCCGGTTCTACGTGGACCGCGAGCGGATGAACCGGGTGGGGTGCCAGTGCGGCGGCTACCACTTCCCGCACCGGCCAGGCTCGCCCTGCTGCGACCACAACCCGGCGCGCGACTACTGGCGGGCGCTGCGCGAGGGCGCCCAGGGCGACGACCTGCTGGACGCGTCGCTGCGCGCGACCGGCCGGCAGACATCGGCAGCGTGCCCGTTCTAGGGTTTTCCCTAGGTGCGAAGGCTTTAGCAAGCGCTACAGTTGAGACATCGCAACTTGCCAAGGGCAGACCCGATGAAACCCTCCCACCTCACCACGCCCCGCCAGCTGGCCGACTGCACGTTCACGGCCGGCCACACCGAGGCCCTGAACGCCACCGCCCACAGCGCGCACTGGGCCGTCGTCGCCCTGGTGTCGTTCGCCTGCGGCCTGCTTGTTGCGGGGGTGATCTGATGACCGACGATCCCGTCTACCGCAAGCCCAGCGCCGAGGCCAACAAGCCCGTGCAGCCGCCCAAGGGCGTGAAGGTGCAGAAGCTGCCCAGCAAGCTGGGCGAGAAGTTCAACGCGACCGGCGCCATCCAGTTCGGCCTGCAACGTGGGCGGGTGACGCGATGAACCTGCGTGAAGCCCTGATCCAGCAGGCCCCCAGCTTGGCGCTGCAGCGCGCGGCGGCTGATGAGATTGCGAAGCTGGACGCCGAGGTGCGTTCGCTCAGCAACATCGTGCAAGCCGCATGGGAGGTGATCGCCAAGGCCGACCCGGTGGGCGCCGCGAAGCTGATGGAAGCGGCGGGGGTGGCCAATGCCTAAAGAAATCTCCCCCATCGACTACTTGGCGCAGGAGCAGGCCCGACTGCGCGAGGCCGAGCGCAAGCAACCTCACGCCGACGCGATCCGCGCCAACAAGGCCAAGCAGCGCGCGCCGCAACGCGAGCGCGACATCGAGCGCCACCTGGTCAAGCGCGTGAAGGAACTGGGCGGCGAAGTGCGCAAAGTCCAGTGGATCGGCCGCCGCGGCGCGCCGGATCGGCTGGTGATGCTGCCGCCCTGGCCAGCGGACGGGGCGAACCTTGACCCGATTCCGCGCAGCACCTGGGTCGAACTGAAAGCCCCCGGCATCAAGCCCGAGGCCCACCAGCTGCGCGAGCACGACCGCATGCGCGCGATGGGCCAGCGCGTGGTCGTCATCGACAGCATCGAGGGCGTCGAGGAGCTGCTGCGATGAAGATTCAAATGGAAGGCGTGCGCGAGTACGCAGAGGACTACGCCGTGCACCTCGTCGAGACGGACGGTTACTACGTCAGCCCCAACGCACCGCGCCCTGGCGCCGGGCGACTGGCGGTGCGCGCCTTGAACGAAGGCGGGCACAACTGCACCGAGGTGGACCTGCTTGACCTGATCGCGTGGTTGAAGGCGAACCGCCCGGAGCTGCTGCGATGAAGTGCCCGTTCTGCCAGGTCTGGACCGACGTGCGCGAAACCCGCGACGGCCGACGCCGGCGCGAGTGCGCCAACGGCCACCGCTTCAGCACGCAGGAGGTGGTCGTGGTGGACACCGGCAAGCGCGCCAAGGCCATCGCCGACGCCGTGGTGCTGAAGGGCATGACCACCAAGCAGGCGGCAGCGCTGCACGGCATCCAGTCGGACAGCTACGCCAGCCGGTGCGTCAAGCGCTACTACCCCGAATACGTGACCCGCTCGGACGGCCAGCGCCGCCGGTTCGCCCGCGAGCGGGCCGCCCAAATTCCCAACCCTGAGCGACGAGTATGACAACCCTGAAGAACCGAATCCTGCTCACCTCCGCGCTGGCGATGCTCGCCATGTCGGAAGCCTCCGCGGCGGCGCCCGCGCAACAGGGCGTCCCGAAGCCCCGCCGCCGACAGGTGGTCACGCCGGCCCGCTGTCCGAACGAGCCCGACGAGCGCACCCGGCAACAGCGCGAAATCGCCGAGTGGAATGCAGCTGTGGACCGTCGCAAGGCCGAGAAGCGCCGGCTTCGTGGCGCCTGACTCCCACCCTTTGGAACTCATGATGAAAACACCCTGGTTCCCCGGCACGACTGCGCCTGCTCGCGATGGCGTCTACGAGCGCGCCCACTTCTCGTGGGGCATCTGCTATTCGCTGTTCTCTAAGGGCCGATGGAAGTCCCCTGCATTGACGCCGCTTGAGGCTGCGCGGCAGGACATCGACTCAATCCGCCAGCGGGACCCATGGCGCGGCCTGACCAAACCAACCCATTGACTTTCCGCTACTTGGAACTGACCCATGACACCAATCGAAAAACTCGGCCAGGCCATCAGCGACGCGCTGGACGAGGCGACCGTGGACGACGTGCTGACCATCCTGACGGGTGCTTTCGTCAGCCTCACTGTCGAGGTGGTCCGCCGTGCCGGCCACGACATCAGCAAGCCCATCACCGTGGACGGCGGCAAGCAGCGGGACATCACGATCCACGCGCCGAAGTCCTGACCGTCCAAGCCCCAAGCCTCAAGGAAAACACCACCATGGCATACAGCGACTACGGCGGCTACGCCTACCGCAACGGTGTCCGCGTCGAAGAGCGCAGCGATGCACAGATCACCGACAAGGGCGACACCTTCGGCAGCCCCGGCATGTGGCCCGGCTTCGCCGCCTACGCCATCGGCGGCAAGGAAGAGTACGAGAAGCGCCGCGAGTGGCCCAGCGGCCACGCCATCCTGGGCGATGGCCCGATCTACGCCGTGCTCTACAAGCAGAGCTACCTGATGATCCACCGCGGCCCGGAACGGCTGGAAGTGGTTGACCTGCTGAAGGACGCGCCGCCCGAGGCCGTGTCGTCCTACGAGCACGAAGGCGAGACCACGCGCTACCTGAACACCGACCATTTCAAGGAGACGGAAGACCTGGCCGTCTTCGAGGTGGACGGCGTGCGCATCGAGGTCTATTTCCGTGAGGAGGACAACCATTACATGTACGTCCGGCTGATCCAGCCTGACGGCGTGGTGTGGACCGGCTTCAGCGGCTACGGCGTCGGCGCCGGCTTGGAGGATGCGGGCTACGGCTTCAGCACCGAGGCGCGAGAGGAAATGCTTCAAGAGCTTTTCCCCGCCGCCTGATTCTCAGACTTCGAACTCGCACATGAGCAGCACAACCGCCCAAACCATGGCTGACGCGGCGCACCGCGCCGTGCAGGCATACCTCGATCTGGTTTCCAACAACGAGGACTACGAACTGGAGGAGTACCGGCGCCTCAGCAAGCAGCACTCTGAGGCCGTCATCTTCGCCATCAACAACCTGCGCGACCTGGCCACCACGGCGCGGCGGGAGGCGCTGGAAGAGGCGGCGAAGGTTTGCGAGGCCAACGAGTACCCGTTCACTGCCGCCGCCATCCGCGCACTTTCGAATCCTTGAAGCCTAGGTAACCACCATGCACAACGAATGCGCCACGTTCCCGCCCCAACAGCGTTGCGATGAATGCCGCCAAGCCGGCGCCAACGACTGCGCCCTTGAGTCCCTGCTCCGAGCGCTGCAGAACAACACCCCGCTGAGCACCGATCAGCGCTCGGCGATATGGCTGCTGCTGAATTCCGAGCGCGGATCGCGCAAGGAGCCCCACAACGGCAACGACACCGAGCCGCGTGACCCGGAGAGCTTCGCCTACCTCGACGGGCGCGGCGACGACGAGGGCCAGGGGCTGGACAGCTACTGGAAATGGGGCTTTGCGGCCGGCTGGAACGACCACAAGAAGCACGCGGTCAAGGAGCGCGAGGAAGTGGAGCGCCTGCGTGCGCTGGTCAACACGCCCACCCTGCACAGCTTCAGCGATGGCGTGGTGCTGGAGGCCGCCCACCAGCGCGAACGCTGGGGCGCGGACCACGACGCCGGCAAGGAGCCGGCCGACTGGTTCTGGCTGGTGGGATACCTCGCCGGGAAGGCGCTGCAGGCGCAGACCTCCGGCAACACGGAGAAGGCGCTGCACCACACCATCAGCACGGCCGCCGCGCTGGCCAACTGGCATGCCGCCATCAGCGGCGAGCACACCACCATGCGCCCCGGCATCGACCCCGTTGCCCGCGGCGTCGCTGCCTGATTCCCATGGATCGCTTGAATCCATGAGCAACACCATGACCACACCCGACCTGGCCGAAGCCCGGCGTCTTGCTGACGCCGGACCGAACAGCCGTGACGATGACCTGTACCAATGGGCGCGGGACGCAGAGGAAATGCTCCGCGCCCTGGCCGCCGAGGTCGAGCGGCTGCGCGCCCAGGTGGCGCCGGCAGGCTGGATCGTCCGTGACCGATCCGACATCGAGGCTGGCGCCATCGACATCGAGGGCCCAGGCTTCGGCCGCCAAGTCCTGTCTGATGGGCTGTCCGGCATGCCGCTGCGCATGCTTCACGCGTTCGCTCGCGCCCATCTCGCCGCCCCGGCGCAGCAGGCCGACCCGACGCGCGAGCTGCTGCAGCGCATCGTCGATGGCGCCGCGCCCGGCCTGCGCGCCGTGGCGGCAGATGCACTGAAGACCGCCGAGACCTACGGCGCCAGCGTGGAGCTGTTCGATGTCGTCAATGTCCAGCTCCGCGCCGCGCTGGAAGCCCCGGCACAGCAGGCCGATCCGGGGGAGATTGCCCGCGAAGCCAAGGAATACGCGCTGGCGATCTTCGGCGACGGGGATGTCCGCAGCGACCTCCGCGAGCTGAACGAGCGCATCGACAGGCTCGCCGCCATTGCGGCACAGCAGGCCCCATCCCTGACGGTTGGGGAGCGGACGAAGCCGCTGACGCCAAGCCAGATCGAGCGGGGACGCGAGGAGTGGGGCGGCGAGCACCACGACTTCTCGGCCGGCGTCCGCTTCGCCGAGCGCGCCCACCGCATCGGCACTGCTTCCCAGCCTGCCGCGCAGGGGGTGGGCGCGACGTTGACCGCGCTGCGCGCCGCACGCGACGTCATCGAGACCGACCGGGATGGCTTCGTGGACGCCCATCGGCTGCGCGACCTGCGCACTCAGGATCCGATCGCTCACGGCCTTGTCTTGGTCACGGAGGGCGTGTGGATTCCGGGAGATGTGGCCCAGGTTCTGCATGACTACGACAAGGCGATCGCGCTGATCGATGCCGCCCCCGCCCAGGCGCCGGCCGCCGAGCTGGCGGAGACGCTGGCAAAGGCCGTCGAAGCGCGCATTGCGCTCCGCGCCGAGATGAAGGCGTTTGGTCTTCCGCCCACCCCGGATCACTGGCACCAGTCCATTGCAGAGGCAGACGAAGCGATCGCTGCGGCCCTCGCTGCGTACCGCGCGGTCTGACCTTCCATTCCCCAGCTATACCGATGAAATTCACCCCCCGCGACTACCAGGGCGCAATCATCGACCACCAGGTCCTCACGCCCCGCTGCAACGTGTGGGGCGGCATGGGTGTGGGCAAGACAGTCAGCACGCTGACCGCGCTGGACTTCCTCCTGAACGTGATGGGCGAGGACGGGCCGGCGCTGGTGCTGGCGCCGTTGCGCGTGGCCGCCAGCACGTGGCCGTCCGAGGTGCGCAAGTGGGACCACCTGGCCGGGCTCACCGTCGTGCCGATCATCGGCGACAAGGCGGCGCGCGAGGCGGCGCTGGCGCAGCGCGCGCAGGTCTACACGATGAACTACGAGAACCTGCCGTGGCTGCGCCTGCTGCTCGAGGAACAGGGCAAGCCCTGGCCCTTCCGCATCATCGTGGCCGATGAGTCCACCCGGCTCAAGTCGTTCCGCGTCAGGCAGGGCGGCGAGCGTGCCCGCGCGCTGGGCCAGGTCGTCCACCAGCACGTTGACCGCTTCATCAACCTGACCGGCACGCCCGCGCCGAACGGCCTGGCCGACCTGTGGGGGCAGGCGTGGTTCCTGGACAGCGGTGCCCGCCTTGGGCGGTCGTTCAGTGCGTTCGACAGCCGGTGGTTCGCCACCAAGAAGCGCCACCCCAATGACCAGTACGGCGAGAAGTTCGCCATGCCCCACGCGCAGCCGCAGATTGAGGCCGCGCTGCGCGACGTCACCATCACCGTGCGCGCCGAGGACTTCCTGGACCTGCCGCCGCTGGTGGAGAACGTCATCGAGGTGGACCTGCCGCCCAGCGCGCGCCGCCACTACCGCGAGATGGAGCGCGAGATGTTCACGCAGCTCGCCGGCGGCGAAGAGGTGGAAGCGTTCAACGCCGCGGCGCTGACGATGAAGTGCCTACAGGCCGCCAGCGGTGCGATGTATTTGGACCCCGAAAGGTACGGCGAAGGCAAGTGGATCGAAATTCACGACGCGAAGCTGGACGCGCTCGAGAGCGTGATCGAGGAAGCTGCCGGCGCGCCAGTGCTGGTGGCCTACCACTTCAAGAGCGACCTGGCCCGGCTGCAGCGCACGTTCCCGAAGGCGCGCACGCTGGACGCCGACCCGCAGACCATCGACGACTGGAACGCCGGCCGCATCCCCCTGCTGTTCGCCCACCCGGCCAGTGCCGGCCATGGGCTCAACCTGCAGGACGGCGGCAACATCATCGTGTTCTTCACGTCGAACTGGTCGCTGGAGAACGACCAGCAAATCATCGAGCGCATTGGGCCGACCCGCCAGGCCCAGGCCGGCCACAACCGGCCCGTGTTCGTGCACCGGATCGTCGCGCGGCAGACCGTCGATGAACTGGTGGTGGCGAGATTGAAAACCAAGGCGTCGGTGCAGCAAACGCTCATTGATGCGATGAAAGGAACGAGATGAGGTACACATGCCCGTGGCGGTGCGGTTGGGTCGGTTCTGACGATCACGCGGAGTGGATGGCGCACCATTGCGGCAAGGACGCATTTATCCCCGCCCCGGTAACGTGGCCGGGCCTCCTGCCCGGCGGCACGGTCGAGGTACCGCCCCCGCTCACCGGCGGCAAGCTCAGCGGCGACCACTACTACCGCGTGGACGTGGCCGAGCCGATCAGCCCCGAGCTGCAGCCTTACTCGGCTGAGTGCGCCGACATCATCGAGGCGCTGGGCATGACGTTCAACGAGGGCGAAGCGTTCAAAGCGTTGTGGCGCCTGGCCGCTGCACGGCAGGGCCGCGGCAAGCCCGGGAACAGGGCCCAGTACGACGCCGACAAGGTGGCGCACTACGGTGCGCGGGTGGCGGCGCAGACGAAGCGGTTGCAAGGCGAAGGGGCGTAGTGCATCCTGCACAAAACCGCAGCACAAGCTAAATAGGGCTAGTGCAGTATGTTTTAGCGAAGTGATTAATATATAAAATATTTATCACTTGCTAAATATACATTCTACGAACTAGTCCTACAAACTTGACTGCGGCAGATGCTAAAGGAATACTGCCGCAATGCTACAGGTCAACGCCCAGCTGGTGCGGGATTTGAAGGCACTGGTGGAACTGATCGGCCAGCGCCGCGTCGAGCGTGAACTGAACGTCCACCGCACCACGGTGCTGCGCTGGCTCGCCGGCACCGTCAACATCCCCGGCGCCCAGCACCTCGCCATCCGCGGGCTGCTCGGTGACCTGCCGGGCACCGCCGGCCAGTGGACCGGCTGGCGGTTCCACGACGGTGAACTAATCGCCCCGGGCGGCGACCACTACCGGCCGGGCGACGTGCTGAGCCTGATCCTGCTGCGCCAGCAGTTGACGGCCCAGCGCCGGGAAATCGACCGACTGAAGACCCTGCTGGCCATCGCCGAGGGCGGCCTACCGCAAGCCGCGAACGACGCCCGCGCGACGGGCTAGTCCAGCGAGTAGGTCAGCGTCTGGAGCTGGATGCCCTTGGTCAGGGTGTTGTTGAACGCCCCGCCACCCAGGTCCGCGCCCAGCGTGATCGTGCCGCCGGTGGCCACCTGGAACAGGCCCAGCACGATGCCCGCGGCGCCGTTTGACACCCGGCACAGCACCGACTGGTCGCGCGTCGGGCGCAGTTCCGCCGGCAGGCCGGTGAGCGTGGCCGCCGTGGTGTTGCTGGTGCCGGTGATGGTCGGCACGTAGAGCGTCACCAACTGCCCGTGCTTCACCGCCCGCACGACGCCCGTGGGCGAGGTGGTGCAGCCGGTCAAGGTCAGGGTGGGCGTGGCCTCGCTGTGCACAGCCAGCGCGTTGTCGGTGAGCGTGGTGCCGCCCACCGTCACGGAGGTGGTGCCGCCGTCCTGCGCAGCCACGGCAATCGCCGCCGGCACGGTGGCAAAGCCCACCGTCATGGTGCCCACGCGGTTTGCGCCGATCATCCCCGAAGCGGTCGTGCTGGACACGTGGATGTTCCAGTCGGGGTTGTTGCCGGCCGCGCCGTAGAGTGCACACCCCTGGAAGACCAGGCCGATGCACACGCTTGCGTCGAACTCGAAATTGGCCTTGCGCGGGTTGGTGGCCAGCGTCACTACGTCGGTCGCGTTGTATTCGGTGTAACAGGACGTGAACGTCCAGCCGGCCAGGCCCGAGGCGGTGCCGCTCACGCGCACGCCGGACAGTGCGTTCAGCTCGAACGTGCAGGTGTCGAAGTGCCACCCGCTGAGCGCGTCGTCGGCGTCCTTGACGACCCGCACGCCGTAGCCGGTGGAGTTGCCGAACCGACAGTTGCGGAACGCGAGCTGGCTCACGTTGCCGGCCGGCACGCAATACAGACCGTTCACGTTGCTGAACACGTGGACGTTCTCGAAGCTTGACCAGATGAGGCGCGCAGCGATGTGGATGCCGTGGCGGAAGTCCTGAATCCAGAGGTTCTGGAAGGTGTTGAACTCCTGCTGGTTCGCGTCGCCGCCAGTGATGAGAATGCCATCGGTGGTCGTGTACGTCGCCTCGTCGCGGTTGACGATGGCCATGTCGGCGATGCGGTTCACCTGGCAGGGTGCGCTCGCGTTGCTCAACGTGATGGTGGCACCCGCGCCCCAGTTCTTGAGGAACGTGGCGTAGCGGCCGGCGCCCTTCAGCGTCTTGCCGGTCAGGCCCGCCAGACTCACGTTGGCGTAGAAGGTGCCGGGCGCCAGTTCAACGATGTCGTGGGCCGCGAGCGCCGCGTGAATGCGCGCCGTGTCATCACCCCCGCTGGGGGTCAGGCCGATCATGGAAGCAGGTACGCGGGTGGTCATCCTTGACCGCCTTTCTCACTTGATAGGTTGCGCCTTGGCGAGCATGTCGGTCTTCTGCTCACTGTTGCGGGTGGTGCCGAGCCAGAAGGCCACGGCGGCGGCCGAGAAGCCGCTGAGCTGGCCGACCATGTAGACCACAATGTCCCGATTACTGGGTGGCACCTCGAGTGCGAACAGCGCCACCAGCGTGCCGATGAACGAACCCAGAATGAAGCAGGTCAGCACGGCGGGCATCAGGCTCTTGTTGGCCACTTGCATCGCGCGGGCGTCCTTGCGGTCGCCAGCGGTGATTGCCTCCAGGTCCGTCACTTGCTTGAAGCCGAGCGCCTGCATCTGCAGCGCAAACTCCTGGTCGGCCTTCTTGAGCGCCAGCATCTGCTCGGGCGTGGCGCCGCTCAGTGCGGTCTTCACGGCCTCGGCGGTCTTCTCGCTCAGACCGAGCGCGTTGGCCGCCGCTTCGACGGCCATGCCGCCGAGCGGGCCGGTCAGTGCCGTGCCGATCCACGGGGCGACGGTGCGCAGGACGTTGGCCAGGCTCATAATTCGCTCCGGGTCAGGTTGCTGGCGATGCGGCGCGCCCAGCCCTTGCCGAAGCTCGGCCATGTGGGCAGGTCGGTCAGGTAGGCCAGGCGGGCGCCGCTGATGCGCGCGTACAGGCGCAGCGGGTCCATCGCCTTGACGGCCAGCCGGGTCTTCGGGCCGATGGCACCATCGGCCTCGGCGAACGCCGCGCGTTGGATCATCTTCACCGCCGTCTTAACGCCCGAGTTGTAGGCCACGTCGAAGACGTCGAAGCGCACGGCGTCCGGCCACTCGTCGCAGCCGGCCGGGCGCCAGTATTCCTCGAACGCGATGCGCTTGGCCAGGTCCAGTGGCAGCTCGCGCATGTCGCCACGGTAGCCCGCAGCGCGCGCCACCGCCTCGGTGATGCCGTACCGGGTCTTGCCACCCGGGTCGGCGGCGTGGTCGCTGTAGCCACCCTCATGGGCCAGCAACTGGTCGAACGCCTGGTCGAAATTCACTTGATGGCCTTCGCGATGAAATGCTCGGCGGCCCACACGACCAGACCGCCAGCGGCGACGTAGGCGGTGCGGAACATCCACAGGCCGCCCTTGCCCTGGTTGGCCATCTCCAGCAACTGGTCGACCTTGCCGGCCATGTTGTCCACCCGGGCCTTGAGCGCGGACACCTCGCCTTTGAGTTCGCCGAAGTCAACAGGATCAATCATGCGGTCTTCCAGTCTGGTCAGTTCTTGGGCCAGGTAGTTGAGCTGGCGGGGTATGGTCGGGTCCATGATTAAACCCAGTCGTTGACGCTTCGCAGGTCGAGCAAGAACCAACCCGAGTCCCCAGGTGCCAGCGTAGCCAGCGTCGTACCGCCGTTGCGTTGAACGGTCAGGTTGCCCGTGCTGGTGGCTGCGTTCTTCACCAGCGTCAACGTGCCGTGCGGCAGGCCCACCGCAATGGCGGACAGCTTTAGCGTTGACGCCCCTGACTGCGTGACCACGATGGCGCGCGGGAAGCCTTCGACGGTTTGGTCCGTCGTGGCACCACCCGCTACGCTGACGCTCTTGACCCAGTTAACGCCCAGTCCACCGGCGGTCAGTTGGGTCGCGTTTCCGATCAACCCCCACAACTCAACCGGGAAACCGCTCGTGGCCGTGGCCGTGTAGAGCGTCACGTTCGGGTCGCTGCTGGCGTAGTCGATGCCCTCCAACGTCGGCAGCACGCCGGTGAACAGCACCACCGCGGACGCGGCCGGGCTGGTGCGAGGGAAGTTCATGCCGATGACGCGGTGATTTGCCCGCCCCCCGGACGGCACGCCCGTGATGTTCAGGAACGTCTCGTCTTGGTCCTGCCAGTGCCCGCCGACGATGTTCACAGTGTTGGGGGAATCCAGGTCAATGCCGGGTCCGGTCAGCCCACTGCCAAGGCCCCAGCACCCGTACATGTTCAGGGTCTTGATGCCGTTACTGACGGCCGACTTGATGAAGCTGGTTTTGACGCCCTCGAAGTAGCAGCTCTCGCAGTTGAGGACTTCCACCGTGCCGTTGATGAAGAAGTCGTAGTTGGTGCCGTACACCTCGCTGTTGCTGACCAGCAGGTTCTGCCAAATGCCGGCGTACATGTTGAAGCCGTTGCCGTAGCCTGCAAAGTTGCAGTCCTCGATTTTCAGCAGGCCGCCGGCCAGGGTGCTGCCGAACTTGATGGCGTCGCCCGTCTTTGTTCCGCCCGCCCGGTTCTGGAAGCGGCAGCGGCGAACAGTGCCAAAAAAGCTGGTCGTGAACCACAGCGCCGAGCCGGCTGCGTTGGTCTGGATGAACTCGCAATTATCGAAGAAGATGCTGACAACGCCGCGCGCCAGCACCAGGAAGTCGCTGGTGCTGCCCTGGAAGCTGATACCCGTCGCCCGAAAATCTCGGGCGTTGTATGTGGCGTCGTTCCCAGCCGGCGCCACAACCAAGCCGTAGCCGGTGGTGTTGGTGAAGTTCAGCACAGAGCCGCAAGAACCGCCGTTCTCGGGCGCCATACCTTGCCCGTTCAACCAAACCTCGCCGTCGCGGTTGGCGTTGTAGCCGGGGTTCAGGGCAGCGTCGTATACGCAGTAGAGGGTTGTGCTGTTCCACCTCCCTGCCGGCAAGAAAACCTCGGTTTCCATGCTGTTGGACGCGGCGTTTATGGCGGTCTGGATGTAGGCCGTGTGATCGTCAGTGCTGGTGCCGTCCAAGATCGCGGCCCACATCGTGGGCGGGACATGCCGCAAAGCGTTCAGCCCGCGCGACGCAAAGCGCACGCCCCACCCCACCGTACCGGCCGGGTAGGCAACCGTGGGGTCAAACACCACGTCCTGCGCGTTGGCCGAGCCCACTGGCACGGCGGCCACGTAGCGCACGACCAGCTTGTGGCTGGGACTGGGCGGCAGGCCGGGCGCGGTCGTCATGGTCAGGGTCGTGCCGCTGACGGTGAAATCCGTGCCGTTGATCTGCGGCACGCCGTAGAGCGCCACGTCCAGCGCGTTGACGCTGCCCGGGTCGGCGGTCAGCGCGAACTGCGTCTGCAAGGCCGTGGGCGTGAACACGTCGGTGTAGCTGGTGCCTGCGACCACCACTGTTGCCAGCTCGGAGGGCGCGTAGTTCACCAGCGCGTCAGCGTCAGCGTTCCACCCGATGACGTTGAACGCGGTCGGCGCCGGCAGCGTCGTGTCGGCCTCGGCTGCACTGGGCGGCAGCGTGAGCGACCGGCCCAGTTCCTCGGCCAGTTGCTGAATCTGGTAGACCGTGCGGTCGAACGCCCGTTCGTGCGTCTGCGCGCGGTAGCTGCCGCCGGCAGGGAAGCTTGTGGTCTGGTCGTAGGCCAGTGCGCCCACGCCAACCAGCGTGTAGCCGCTGGCCATCGCCGCGCCGCTGATGGGGTAGGTGACCGTGCCGCCCGGGTCGCTTGCCTGGTCGGCGTTCAGGGTGACGTTGTAGTCCACTCCCCGGGTCAGCGCGTCGCTGAAGCCGTCCGGGTCCGTCAGGGTCAACGCGAAATCGTCGACCGTGAAGCACTCGAAGTAGAAGGGGAAGGATGTCGCGGCGCCGTTACCGTAGAACGGCCCGACTCGCCGCGTGGTGGCTGGTACGGTCATGGGCAGGCCCCAAGTAGATGCGAGGCATTGTGCGGGCTGTCGCAGCCTGCACGGGTACGCCTTTACTGTTTGCTCTCGGGGCTCGCCGTGCCGGTGACGGTGCCGCGCACTGCGTCGGCGGCGCTGGTCGGCTCGACCTTATCCGCCGCCACGTCGGCCAGGTAACCGACCGGCCGGGCGAACGCGTTGGCCGGGATGCCGGTCACCAGGCTGGTCAGCGTGGCCACGTCGCGGATGACCTTGCTGGGCTTCACGTCCTTGCCCTCGACGATCTTGTAAACATCGCTCGGCACCTTCACCGCCGACTCGATCATGCTGACGGCCGGGCTGGTGCTGATGCGGTCGTCGTAGGGCTTGCTGTTCGCGGTGTTCACCAACGTGGTGGCGATCTGCCCGACCACCGGCACCATCGCCGTGGTGTTGCGCACCAGCGACCAGCCGAACACCTGCGCCAGCCAGTCGTCCAGGTAGTCGCCGTCCTTGTCCTCGTCGTCCGGGCCGCCCTTGAACAACTGCATGATGGCCTCGGCCGCCCACGCGTTGACCAGGAACCCGAACAGCAGCACGTAGAGCCCACGGCCCAGCCCCTTGCGCAGGCCCAGGTCGCGCACCACCGTATTGAACTCGGTGCCCAGCAGGTTGGCCTGCATGTTGAAGTAGCCGGCGAACTGCGTGAACAGGCGCACGAAGGCGTTGCCCGTCTCGATCCGGCTCACGTCCTCGGGGGCCGTGCTGCCCTGCGTCTCGCGCACGGCCGAGTCGGCGGCGCGCACGGCGTCCTTGTCCTCGGCACCCTCGGCCAGCGCCTGGTTGTAGGCGCCCGTCCAGATGACCGGCGACATCACGTTATCGACGGCCGACTGCAGGAAATAGCTGTGCTTAGTCAGGAACGCCTGCGTTTTCTCGTAGGTGCTCGGGTCCAGCAGGATGTCGTTGATGGCGTCGGTCATGTTCGCCACCTCGTTGGACATCCGCGTCTCCATGTACGCAGACTTGCTCGCCACCATTTCGGCGGTCACGCGCGGCGCCGCCACGTACTGCGCCATGGCGCCGGCCAGGTAGCCGGGCTTCACCCGCACGGCGGCCATGCTGAAGCCGGCGAGCTGCTGCGCGGCGTTGGCCACGTTGGCGAACATCGCGGCCATGCCGGCGCGCCGGCGCAGCGCACTGAAGAACCGCATCAGGCCGGCGTCCCCGGCCACGGGTGCCTCCACCTGCTGCTTGGCGGCGCGGTTCAGCCACGGCGTCAGGATGGAGTCGAACGCCACCGGGTCCAGGCGGTTCAGCCCGTAGGCCACGCCCTTGTTGGTCAGCAGCTTGCGCACGTCGCGCACCGGGTTCTCCATGTGCGAGAACAGCAGCACCTTGTCGATGTGCTGGCTCAGGCTGCGCAGGTCCAGCAGCAGCGGCCGGTTGTACTCGGTGCGGGACTTGGTGAAGCCCTTGGCCGTGGACGGGAACGCGAATTGCATGCTGGCGTTCTCGTCCTCCATCAGGCGCTTGGTGGCTTGGTCACTGACGATGCGCGCGTCGGCCTGCGCCGGCACGTAGCCGCCCCGGCGGCGGATGCCGAACGGGTCCACGAACTCGTCAGCCGTCACCTCGGCGAAGTACCGGCCGAACGCGTCGCGGTGGGCCTTCTGCGCCAGCGGCTTGGTGCCCTCCAGCAAGTCCCACACGCCCTGGGCAAAGTCGAAGTGCTCGCGCTGCAGCACGCCCTCGGCGGCCATGCGCTGGATGAACGCATCCCAGCGGCTGGTGTCCAGCGTGCCGTCCTCGTTCTCGGTCGCCCACTTGCGGCCCAGCAGCAGCTTGCGCTTGTTGCTCTCGTTGCCGGTGTGCAGCACGGCGTGCAGGATTTCCGCCAGCGCCACGCCGTCCGTGTCCTCGCCGAAGGTGTAGCCCAGCTCGGGCGCGACGATCTTGCGCTTGGTCAGCGTCTTGGCGATGGGCTCCAGCAGGGCCTTGAACGCCTTCAACTGCCGGCCCTTCTCGACGCGGTAGCGGTCGGCGGCCTCGCGCACCGGTTCCCACACCAGGCTGCGGAACGGGCCGCGGCCGGCGCCGTCCTTGAGCTGCGCCCAGCTCTCCACGCGGCGCGCGGCGGCCAGGAAGCCCTTGAGCTTCAGCGCGCGCTGCTCGGCCGGCGTGATGGCGCTGGTGTCGCCCGGCACGCTGTCCGGGATGCCGAGCG